CTAAAAAATCTCCTAGTTAAATAAGTTAATAGGTTAATCTTCTAAAGACTTTTGAGCTGCTTTAAATTCCTCGTGTAACTTTACATGAAGATCATGATTAAGATCTTTATCTTCTTCCTCATTTTCTCCGGGCAGTATAACAGCCATAGCCTGCAATCCACCACTCCCTCGCCAATAATCCACTAACTTTGAAAGCAAAGTAGAAAAACTAGATGTTCTCGAAGAAGCAAGTACTTTTATTCCCGAACTCCGAGGGACAAAAGCAATTTCTTTTCTTGAAACGCCTTTGATCTCATTATACCAAATTTCTCTCGCCTCGACAAGACAACCAATAAGTTTATTCCAGCTTTCCGCTAATTCGATATTCTCTCCTACCATTATATCCCTCCCTCCTTTGCTGCCATAAGTTCCCGCAGTTGTTGTTGTTTCTGTGCTTGAATAAATTGTTGATGCTGTGAATTATGATTCTGAAACACAGCTTCCCAGAAATAAAACAATTTCTTTTCTTTTGGATTCTGACTCCGTTTAAGTGCCTGGTATTTATGCGTCTTCCTAAATCTATTATGCTCCGCTATATGAACCATATGATTATCATAGGCATTAACAAGTAATTTTGCCATCTGAGTTACCATAGTATTATTCTCAATCCTTGCGATCTGCTCATCTTGATAGACATCACCATAAACATTCTCGACCATTGCTTCATCAAGCATACTTGAAACATGTCTTCGTGTTTCTGGATTCGCAGGATCACCGTATAAACCTTTTTCATACCGACTTAATATAGTATTTTGCCTTCCAACCTTCGAGTCAGGAAGCGAACTCTCTTTCTTTACATGAACATCAGTATTGCCTTTTAAATCTGCTCCTTTAAAACTCATAACTTCATATTCACCGCCACGGCCAGTGATTTGAACTGTTCTCTCATTTGTATACCCTTTCTGAATTCGCTTTAATATCCGAGCCATTACAGCTTCCATACTCTCTTCAAACACCGCATGTGTAGGAACATTTCCAAAATCATCTTGTTCGAGGAGTAATTGTACCATTTCTCCACTTCGAATATCAGATTTATTCGTTCCTTGACTCACCTCGTGTTGATGAAATATTTCCATAAATCCCTGAGAGGCAACCATAAGAACTTGTTGATACGTTTGCGGCAAGCCCTTTATTGTAACATGCTCAGGTTTATAGCCCATTTTCGGAGTGTAGTATAACTGCTGGCCAAAGGAATCATCCGGAGACGCTTGCATATTCGCCCCTTGAGGAATCAACCATTTACCCCTACCGAGTGTTCTATTAAATTCAGCAATATCACTTAACGTCCTATTCCACAACTTTTGTAGCCAAATCGCGCTCTCACAAGTAGCCATTCCCCAGAAAATCCCAGGAATTTCAATATCTTTAAATTGCTCGAGATGGTAATAATCAAAAGGATAATCCTGTTTATTTAAAATAACTCCATTAGCCCCAGTAATATAAAGCCCTTTAGGATACCTAGCACATGGTTGAAGGTACAATTGTATCTCCATCGCTCCAGGTAACTTATCTGAATCCATAGCATAGTTAGAACCATAAATAATATTAGGACTAACCGTTGTTGCATCTCGATTCTCCGCCACAACTGTATTTCCAAGCGCCCCATACTGTTTTTGATAATATTCTAGTGGCCTAAATTTATGCTTAATCATCCAAGGCATAGCATGCAAATCAGTATCACCTATTCCAGTAGCAGGAACTAAAACTTCCAAAGGACTCCAGACGCCACATTCAACGTCTCCAAGATAACGATACTGTCCAGTTTTTTCATCAAGTTCTGTAGGTCCTTTTTTAGGATTCCACCTATCATCAAGAAAACCATTCCCGCACGAATAAATCCATCCACCTAATTCTCGATTCTTCTTCAACATCTTAGCATTGCGCCAGAAACTTTCCAGTACTTTGTCTGCCGTTTTTGCTGCTTCAATATCTTCTAAATCAGAAGTATTCGGAACAACACTCATCACAGGACGATTCCTAATCAACCGACTAATTTGCTTCCGATATCGAGGTAAGATCTTATTATCAATAACTCGTACGCGACCTTTCCTCGAAAGAACATTTTGTAAAATCTGGGCACTTCTATTGTAAAAGGTATATTGTCTACCCGAAATAAAACTCAGATTAATTAACCACAATTGCTCATAAGGCCGCCTTAGATCTAACCCGGTAGTATAATACTCTTTGAGCATTGCCCAATCAGTATTACCCTTTGATCCTTTCTTCTTAAGCATTGCTTTTACAGAACTTTTCTTATTGAGCCGCATTATCAGCCTCATCGTTAATTATCATACCAGAAAGATCTTCATCTGAAAAAGGATTTATAGGTTCAAAATCAGGAACCTCTATAGATCCATTTGAATACAACTTGAGTTGTTCAAAATTCCTAGCCATAAATCTATCCATAAGAGCTTTAACTTGTTCCCTCAATTCAGCATTCTCTTCTTTTAACAATGCGATTAAATCATTTTTGCCTTCTTTCTCTCTATTCCCTGCCAAAACAAGCGCATAAAGCCTATCCAATTTACTATGTAAGTTCTTAAACATAGTTCTCTCCTTATCTATTTAAATTAAGTTTATCTTCCCAAGAAATTAAAATATTTTTATTAAAGGCATTTTCTCGATAATCCACTAAAAGTTCAACAAATTCATTCATAGAATTATTATAGGTTTCTTCAAATTTACTCAAAGGAGCTTTTTCAACCTTTCTTGCTAAAGCTTCTGTAGGATTAAAAGAAGTATAGAAATCAATTTTGGGCATATCAAGTTCCGCAACTGTTTTCTTCTGCCCTTGTAATTCTTGTATCAGTTTTGTTCTTTGTATTTCTGAAGTAGTTCGAGGTTTACCAGAAATTTCTTCAAATTGTCTCGCATGAGTAAGTTCGTGAACATAAGTTGTTTCTAATTCATGAGGGGTTTTCGCCTTAGCTATATTTAAATTAATACTAGGTGTTAATTTTTCTTTTGAAGTATTACGTTTAGGACTATAAAAACCACGAAGAGCACTTCTTTCCGAAAAAGGAAGTATAGCTTCTATCCTATCCAATTCTTTTTGTGGAGTTTCTTGAATAAGTCGTTTACCCTCTACAGCATTACGCATTAATAAATGTTTTAATTCTCCGAGTTCTTCGGTTTTAAGATGCTTACCCTTAGAAAAAATAAAATCAGCAATACTTTTGTCTGTCACCTTTTTTAAGGCATTCAACCACTTAGTCACAGCTTTTGACTTTGTTATTCCAAACATAATTCCCATTCCAGGACCAACCCCAGGAATCATATCTAACGGAGCAAGTTCACGTTCCAATTTGCTTTGTGGTCTAGCTACTGCGGCCTCACCAGCCGCCATTCCAATTTTACCTACAGCAGTCAAAACAGATTTTAATTCTCTTTCTATACGATCTTTTCGGGTCTCAAACTTACCTTCCATCATCAGAGATTACCCCATAGTTGTTCATAAAGATCGTTCTTTTGTTCCGCTTTAACTAATCTCTGTGCAAGAGCATCAACATAGCAGCGCTCTTCAAGTGTCTTAGGATCGCCTTCAATTTTAAGATCTTCTAAAACCGGAGTTGCAAAATCATCATGTCTTATCGGGCCAACCTGAACTCTAGCCTTTTCCGGCATAGGACATAATTCATCCAACTGAAGTGTAATCCCAAAACTAATCACCATATCATCATGACAGCCGGCTTTGGCCTCAGCCTTTCCTGTACGATTTCTAATAAAAACCATTAGCTCGCCACAGAGTCTGTGATTATTTAGTGATCCTGCCCGGTCTATTAACCATCGCCTAATCCCAGAAATCAATTCATTCCTTGACGAGGTATCAGTTCTCCAACCCTTTTTATAGCTCACCCCACCTTTAACAACATCGTAACGAGGCGCCATAAACAAATTAGTTATTCCAAGTTCTGAGGCCAAATCAAACGTAGCTAATCCAGGACCATTCGTTTCTATTCCGACCCACGGATTATTAGGATTTTCCTCGCTCTCTGAGTAATAATCTGAAATAATCTTAACTACCTTTGCTAGCAAAACTTCGTCATAAATACTCCAGTAAACCCCAGCAACGCTTTTAGTAACCCTGTCAAGAACTGTAACCACAGCATAGTCACCGTTCTCCACACCTTCAACAACGTCAACCCCAATAGTATAGTAATGCCCATCTTCTCGTTTCGAATAAACAAGTAGATAACCTTCTAGATCCTCGGGAACAACAGTAAATTCTG